GTTTATAATAACATTAATAATATCGCCAGGATTGATAGAATATGTTAAGCCGTTGCTAACTCGATAATAAATTCTAAAATTACCAAGAGGCAAATTACCAAATGTACCATCACTAAAACTTAAACTGATAGCATCGCTGGCTCTTGTAATTACACTATAAATGTCCTTCACACTACTGTTCAAGCTATTATAGATAATGTTATTGCCTGTTAATGCGGGCACTTGAGTCCATAATGTGCTTTCAAGATTTGTTGATTGATTTAAACCGTACAACCATACATCTGAATTATTAATATTTTGAGTATTAATATCAATTACTTGATTACTAGTTGGTACTGAAACATTAAATGTTCCTTGATTTAATATACCTTGTGTAAAATTAAAGAAGAAACCTGTGCCTGGACTTCCGGCTCCGTGACCGTCATCTCTATAAACACAGGCAATGCTGTTGCCAATCTTTGGTGGTTCTTCGTAAATGTACGGCTGTCCTTTAAATGTAGTACTTGTAATTTCAAATACCATATTGCGGCCAGCAATAGTTTTAGTAAAAGTATAAATTGGAATATCTGTGTTGTTAGCGTTAAATCTATACTGAGCGGTTGGCACTCCGTAAATCGTTGCTTGATCCACAGGACTTCCAAATTGCTGTGTTTGTGGAAGGGCAGCATTTATAACTTTGATAAATTGATCGTACCAGTTAGCGTTAGCTGGATCATTCCAACTGATAAACTGTCCTGCTAAATTACGACCGTTGCTATCGTATAATACTTCTGTCGTTTGAACGGTGTTTACTTTTAATAAGCCTTTGGCGGCTGTGTTTCTACGGGCATTATAACTGATTAAACGTGCTAAACGTAATACACTATCACGACGTTCTGCTAGCTCTAAGAAGTTTTCACGGGCATTTAAGTCAACTCTGAAAGCTATGCTTTGGCCCACGAACGCTATAAGATCGATAAGGGCAAGGTATTCACTTGACTCAATGTAATCGTTAAAATCTTCAGGAAAATTAGTACGGATATAGTCAATCATTGTACGACGCAAGTTATCAAAATCGTAACTTTGGAAGTCTGCGTTCTTAAATGATTGATAAATTTTCTGCCAGTCTTCGCTGACTAACAGGTTGTTTAGTCTATCCGTTGAGCTCATAATATGTCCTAATAATGATATTTATCGAATAAAATTATGTGGGTAGTTTATTGTGTAAGTAACAATCCGTTGTCTTGATCGAACTTTAATTGTAAGGCTTCCTGCAAATTATACAGCAAATATGTTAGTGTACATTGTATTTGTAGGCCTTGATCGTAGGGTGTAATCACAATATTTCCTGCTTGCACACGAGGATCACTATTAAAAATCTGATTAACATTTTGTAGTATAAGATTCTTTATTTCTTCTGTTAAAGGCTCAAATAATACGTCCCAAATAATGGTTCCGTAAGTTGGATTCATTAAACGTTCGCCCTGTCTGACATAAAAATGATTTAATAAGTCTTGTTTAATTAATTCAAAATCATATAAGGCAAAATTTTTAGTGGCGGTGCTTACTGTACTGAATCCCCTATAACGCTGTACTGTACGTTGAGGAGTAGTTTTAGTTTGCTCTATGGTTGTTCTAGTGTGTAAACTTGTAGCCATATTAATTTCCTTTTAAGAATGTGTCCATTGATAGCGAATATGTTTTCCAAGCATCAGGCACCGGAATAGCTGTAGCAGCTTCTCTATCAGTAGCACTAGGTTTAAACATCGTAGCATCTAAATTTTCATGATGTGGATAAGGTTCAGCTGTTGGAATACGAGCTAAAATACTAGTAATAGTAGTTCCATCAACATCTGTTGGATTATCTATTGTAGGCAATGGGTCTGGAGCGGTTGCTGCAGATGCAGATCCTGCTGTTGCAGCTGCAGGGCCGTTAAAATTAATATTGCCGCCTGATATAGTAGTATTGGCGGCGGAAATCGCCATATCGCCGCCTGATGTAAGTTTGTTTGCTCCGCTAGTATTAACATCTAAACCGCCACCAATAGTCATATTAGTTTGTCCGCCAGTAGTAACATCCCATGTTGCTCCAAAAGATTCTTTTACAGCACCTGAAATAGTTTCATCTTGTGTGCCATCTACTTGTATAGCAACATTACCGTTTACAATACAAATTTTATTTTTACCAACTTCAGTTTGGTGTCTTTCGGCAACTTTAAGATTAAAATTACGACCTGCTTCCATGTTAATATCACGGTCAGCATAAAAGTTTAAATCATTACCAGTATGTACACTAATGCTATCCTGAGCATAAATGTCTATCTTGCCATCGCTAGTTAATTCTATCCAACTAGTTCCACGACTATTACCAATATAAATCAAATCTTCTGTGTTATGCAATAAAATTTGATGACCTGTTCGAGTTCGAATTCTAATTAATTCATTAGCCGGTAGTCCTACATCACCGTCAGTTTCACTTGCATCAATACTGGCATAATCTGGTGGTCCGTCTGTGGGCGCGGTTTTTCTTAACCAGTTTGCATCACCGTCATCCATGACAAAAGAACTTCCGCCAAGTCTACTAATAAATGTATCTGCTAACCACTCGGCTTTACCGCTTTTAACTTTTTTTCCTTTTTTATCCAACGGACCTGGAGTACTAATACCAAATACATTACTAGGACTTTCACGTCTAGCACTACTTGTTGTAATACCCCTAGTGTCATCTAACACTAAACCTTGATGTGTTAACATTTTAGTAAAAGGATGTTCTGGTTTAAAATTCTTATCAGGATCGCCTGGACTATTGTTGTCTTCTATTTTTTTATTATATTCTGCTGCAGGAACACGACCATTGCGACCTTGATTATCTGGATCTGGATTTTCAACTACACTTTCAGTGGCCGCAATCCCAGGAACCATAAAATTCATATTTTCATCTTGAACACAACCAATCCAATAACCGCGTTTAGGATCACCGTCAATAAAAATAACAACTACAGTAACACCAACATCAGGTGGCACCATCCACATACCATAACTTTTTTGTGTGTCAGCAAAGTCGTTGTTTTCACCGTTAGCTTGTACACTAGTGACTCCGTAAAACGGACTCATATATTTTACTTGATGTAACTGACTTTCACTAGATGATCCGCCAACTGGTTTTAGAATTTCAACTTCTAATATACCCATGTATGTTGGATCAAGATTGCTGACAACTCTGGCAAGGAACGGCCCAGGCTTTGGCGTTTTAGGGGATGCCGAGTACTCTTCGTATTCATGTTCAGCCATTTTTAATCTCCGGTGGCATCTTTAGGTGCCGGATCTTTCTTCTCGTTAGAAGTGTTTAGTGTGGCCGATGAACTACCTGCTCCGTCAATTTCTTGACCGTTTCTTCTAGGACCGCTTAATACCTGAGTAAACTGTCCGTTATCAAAATAACTTACAACTTTAATAACTTGATAGATACCACTCCAAGTTAGTACAGGAGCACTCTTAGTACTTTTACCAAAATCATACAAGCCTGTAGATTGATTAATATCAACAGGCGTTCTGAAATTTACCTTAACATCTACTTCACTACCTTGATAATTTACACTACCGTCTTTGTTTAAATTTTGATACTGTGTAGGAGAGCTTGTATAATTACCCATGCCGCTTTGCGCAATCCAATATGGATCTCCAATTATTTTTAAATCTAATTGTAGCATACCGGCTGCACTAGTAATAGCATCATGGAATTGTTTTGCAGCTCGTGTACCTTCATCTTCTATACCACCACCGCCTGTGCCGTCACCAGCAAATGATGTGCTTGATCGATTAACAGCTTGTGGTATTACTCCTAATTTTCTTTCAGGTTTTTTACCACCATCTAATGACTTTAAATTATTTTGATCATTACTGTCTGCACCGCTAGCTTCTGTTTGTTGTTTATTATCAATAGTACGCTTAATACTAGTAGCACCCATTTTGCCAGCAAAGCCTGTTTTGAATTCAATTCTAAAATTCAATACATCCACATTTTTTCCGGTATACAAATAATCATATACTTTGACACATTGTTTTTCTAATTCAGCAAATCCTGGAGCTTTTGAGTTTGGTGCTGTAGTTTTACTAGTGTGTACCCCATACGGAACAATTCGATAAACAATCACTCGAGGCTTTGTTCCTGAGCTTTGTAAATTTCTATCGTCGGTGATTGTATAAACTTGAGTATCAACACGCCACCATTTACGCATACCTGCTTTATCAATATTTTGTTCTTGTAATTGTGTTGTAGAATAATCACTGTTAAGCAATACCGCATCAATAGCTACTGTTATATCAGTATCTTGGCTGAAACGCAAATCGCTAGTTTGTGGATTAACAGTATTGTTACTACGAATTACATCTCCGTTGACTACAACTTTACTATCTTTGCCTACTGGAGGGTCACCTTTACGTGTATCACTAAAACCCATTTTAGCTTTACCAATAAGATTTACATTTGCTGGATCTTGTACTAGAGTATTATTTGCTGGTATAGTACTTTTTACTAATTTTAATTGTTTTGCGATTGCATCAACACTAGTTGCGGTACCTGTAGTTACAGCACCTGTGGAATCTTCTGTATCACCTTTGGCATTATCTACGCCAGCACTACTAACATCAGTTGGAAATAATATTAATATTTGATCTGCAACTTCAACTTCTTTATCAGTTACCAGTTGTTGCAAACGTTTATTCAACATCACTTGTAAACTTTTTTCGCCAGTTTGCAAAACTTCCTGAACAGTTACTCCTTTAACACTTGCATCTGTTTTAATACCAGAAACGTGACTACTAAGTGCTTGTTTATTCCAAGGATATGCTGTGCAATGATATACTGATCCTGCATCAGTAACAGTCATAGAAATATCTTTAAATCTAAAAGGAATTCTACGGGATGTTCCTGCAATATTATCCAATCGACCTGTTTCAGTATTTCCTCTAAAATCTATAGTTAATAAAAATGGTGCTTGTGTATAATTGTCATGACCCGAATCCCAAGCTGCTTGTTGCAAACTCATCATAAACGTACCCATACTATATGGTTCTGTTATATTAAAGTTCATGTCCATCATATTGGTATTATTACCTTTTTCCAAACCGATGGTACTATTAATTTCAAGTTTATCTACAAAATAATCAAACTGTCCAAATGGTGTTTTTACTCTGTTGGTAGGATCTGCGTTGGCACTTTTGCAAATTAATTCTAACTTAACGCCACTCATATATCCTTTGTCTGGATTGTTTAACTGGTCATCTGTAAGGACAGCTATTCCCAATACATAGTCATAACTAGCATAGGCAAACAACGGATTTTTTATAGGAAGACTAACACCCGATAGTGGAGAAAATAATGTTCCAAGACTACTTAATGCTCCGCTAACAGCATTTCCAATTGACGATAACGCACTGGCAGGTCCCGAACTTAAAAAGTTTGTTACACCTCCAACAGCACTACTAACAGCATTGCCTACAGACGTTGTTGCTGAATCAACTGCTCCTGAAATATCATCTAATACTGACATATTATAAACCTAATGCTGTAGTTAGACTACTATTTTTACAAATATAAATTTGAGTTCCTGGAGAGAAATCTAAAATAGGATCTTGAAGAACATCAAGATTGCGTTGCATGAACACCCACCATAGCTGTGTTGTTCCATACAAGTCATACGACAATAAATCTGGACGGTAAGCATACTGTGGTTCTATTGTATAAAGAAAATCATCCACTTCTGCACTTACAGGTCGTATAGATAAAATATCCAAATAATTATTTTTAACTGGAGTAGTATACCAAGGACTTGTGTTAGAATATTGTGCTGACATTATACATATCCAAATGAATTATTAAGGTACCCGCCGCCAACAAACCTATCAAGGCTAAAATTACGAGCACTATTTCTGCTGTAAATTGGTTGTAAAGTTATACTAAATGAGCTCTTAGTTGGCACATGAGCTACTCCGCCGCTAGTAGTTCCGCCAAGGCCAAGACTTCCGGCTAGCGCAGCAACTTGTCCTACACCACCAGCTATGCTACTTATACCGCCTGCAATGTCGCCAAGTCCAGGAATGGCTCCGCCTAATGATCCTCCAATGCTACTAGCTAGTCCGCCAACAGCATCGCTAACACCCTGTATGTCACCTGCCATACTACCGACAACATTACATCCAATATAGTCACAGTTAGCATCTAAACTTGTACTAAAACTTTGTACTACAACAGGTACATTTTTAAAAATATAATTTCCGTAACCATTTAACATAACAATTGGAGGAGGATTGCCGGCCTTTGGATCAGATCCAGCGAACATTTTGGTAAGGCTACGTAAATAATGAACCGCCGCAATCCAATATAAAGCCTGAGTTGAATCTTCAACATTCATAGGCGCTGTAATTGATATCTGTCCTGGATCACTATTTTTAAAAGTTCTAAAAGAATAGTTGGTATGTGTCGTATCAATACTATTATATGATGCTGTGCTGGCAATATTAATTGTTGGAGTGTATGGAAATATGAGACCACCTGCATCTTTTAACGGTTTAAGTACAGGACTTCCTTTGAAGCTAGTCCAATTGACTAAACTTAAACGTACACGCCAATCTGCGGGATCAGCATCCCCGCCAAAACTAGCTACCGCACTTACTAAATCCCCTACAGCTTCCCCTGCTTCTGGCAAGTTAATGGATCTCAATGCGCTACCAAAGCCACCTGGGTCACCATTATATGCTGTAGATACAGCACTGGCTAATCTACTGGCTGTGTTTACGCCAGACGACACTGCACCTATTAGGTTCTGTGAACTGGTAGCTGTTTGTATGAAACTATCGCCGAATGACATAATAAAATCCTCTTTTGGTATATTATTTATTTGACTTTATTAAGTGCGTAGTTTATAATGTTACTATTATAGGACTGAGAACGGATGACTTTACCAACACAAACTAAAGTAAATTACCTAAACAACAAGGATATGTTGTTAGAAATACATAGAAGTAAAAGCTCGTATTGCAGTTTTACACAACCAGAATATCATCAATATGACATGATTGTTGCTAGTTTGGATAAGATCAATATAAGAAGCATAGCAGAAGCCAAACGTAATCGAGCTAAGAGAATTGGAGATGCAGAATACCAACGGCGCAAAGCTGCTGGTGAAAAAGTCAAACAAGCAGATTGTGAAGTTGACTATAAAAAGATTCAAAAAACAGATGTAGTATTCAGGGTCATGACATTCGATCATATTCCATTGAACAATACTCGTAAAAAGAATCCTAAGAGTCTAGCAGACCATAGGGACAAGGTCAATTTCCCGCCATTCCAACATTGGAAATTTGATGAAAACGATGAGCTTGTTTGTGTTGGAAAAAGTCATTGGAAAGGTGATTTGGTTAAGGGCAAGTTCGACAAAGATGCTGGTCAAATTACTAACAC